ATAAAACTATAAAACTATAAAACTATAAAACTATAAAACTATAAAACTATAAAACTATAAAACTATAAAACTATAAAACTATAAAACTATAAAACTATAAAACTATAAAACTATAAAACTATATCACAACCACATTATTTTACAAGAATTGTCTTGTATGGTCCATCATCAATAATACACATCCATCATTTTTCGAATATCCATTTTTGATATAGAAAAAAATGATTTTTTAAGATTTATTTAAGATAATTAAGAGATGTGTATTATTGAAAATTGCATAAAAACTCCAGGTTATAATTTTAAAAATTTAAAAGCAAAATATTGCAAAGAACATAAAACAGATGGAATGATAGATGTAAAACATGCATCATGTATATTTGATAATTGTTCCAACAGACCAAGTTACAATCTCGATACAGAAAAAAAACCTCTTTATTGCCAAGAACACAAAACAGATTTGATGATTAATATTAATACTAAAAAATGTTTAGAATGCGGTAAAACCCCAGGTTATAATTTACCTGGTAAAAAACTTTCGTTATATTGCAAAGAACATGCAAAAGATGGAATGATTGATATAAAGCATCTAATATGTGAGAGTGCAGATTGTAAAACACAAGCGTCTTTTAACATAAAAGGCTTAAAAAAGCCGTTATTTTGTGCAATTCACAAAACAAAAGACATGGTAGATGTTACAAATCCATCATGTAAAAGCTGTGGTTTATTTAGAGTTTCTAAAAAAGGTGTTATGTGTTCTTATTGTAATCCAACAAAAAGAATGAAAACAAAAGAACTCATTGTAAATGAGTTGTTTAAAAAAAATAATTTAACTTTTAGTTATAATAAGAGTTTAATAAACAAAAGTTGTAATAAATATTATCCTGACTTTGTGTTTGATTGTGAATTTTTTTTTATAGTTGTTGAATGCGATGAAGATGCACATAAACAATATGATAAAGATTGTGAAGAAAAAAGAATGAATAATATATGTATGGGATTGGGGCTTGCAACAAAATTCATAAGATATAATCCAGATAATAAAAAATTTACAAAAGAACAAAAAGAGACCAGATTATTAGAAACATTGATAGAATTAATGAATACAGACGTGTGTGATATAAATATTGAACCAATATATTTATTTTACTAAATTAAAAACTTTAAAATCAATATTAAGAAATGTGTTGAAATAGATATTTATTTTACTAAATTATAATATTATGTTTAATGTTATAATTCTAAATCTAAATTTTAATTTTAATTTTTTTACATCTTTCTTAAGATGCGTAAGCAAGACCCATTTACTACCTTGATTTTCACCGAGGATTAGACTATATCTTAAGAAATATACGAAATATTTCCCAATTCTATTTAGTCGTTGAACCGTTTCCATTTTTATAGGAACTTGGCTGCGGATTATCCAATCTTTAACATTTTTACCGTTGGGAACGATTATTAATCGTGTTCTCTTTAATGATTTCTCAATAAAGATGGTAGTTAAAGCTCTAAGGAACTTCCCGCAATTTAGAATTGTCGCAAAAAACACTTTTTGTTTTTTACTAATAGATTTACATCTATTTATGGGCAATTTTTTGCTACCCATGCCCGACATTACACGCAATACATTGTAGTTAATAGCATAGACTCTAAGTTTACAAGCGGCGGAGGAAACAAGAGTGAGTTGAAGAGTGGCATTGTCGATACGGGACATATTGACACTACCACTAGGCTGATGATCTTCAGGATTTACAGCGAATGAATAACAATAGATACCAGTGGAAGGAGATCTAGTGTGATGTTGATAAGGCTGAACGAGACCGAAGTAAGTTGCCTGACGAGTGGAGAATCTATCTTGTCCATTAAGGAGAAGTTTAGCATCAACTAAATGATGGGCATCAGATCCAGTGGAGTAATCGAAGTACTGTTGAGCAGTAACGTTAGCATCTCTTTGAACAACCCAAACAAGTTCCTTACAAGGATGATTGAATGAAAGCTTTGACTTAACAGCTGTTGAAGAGAATGATTCATCACCAGTAAACTGGAGTTGTTCGATAAGATATTCATGTTGAACTTGAGCGAATTGACGACGTTCATCAGTATCAAGATAAACGTAATCGACATAGAAAGAAGTGTTTCCAAGAGATGGAGTTCCAACAATAACTGGTGATGTTCCAGCTAGAATATATAAATCAGATGCTCTACGGAAAGTAATATTGAATTTGACTTCGTGGTATTGAAGTGCGATAAGTGGGAGAGCTAGACCCGGATTTCTGCAAAACCAGAATTGAAGTGGGATATAAAGAGTACCACCACCTACAGTTACACCTGGTGATACTGGGACGAAAGAAGTGGTGTTTCCAATCATCTTGTCATATCCTTCGAGTTGTTCAGCCTTTTGAGTTAATTCATTCCAGATTGCGCGAGGGTCTGGAGACCCATATACCTTGTCTTTCGACATAAATAATTTATAAATATGTATCTACTATAAATTTTTTGTAGATTTACACACATAATTTTAAATTAAAGGACTAGACTATATCTTAAGGAAATAAATTTCTCCATTTATATTTAGTCGTTGAACCTATTCCTTTGACTATTAAGTCATTCGGTCATTAGGAATTTGGCTGCGGATTATCCAATCTTTAACATTTTTACCTTTGGGTACGATCATTAATCGTGGTCTCTTTAATAATTTCTTAAAAAAGATGGTAGTTAAAGCTCTAAGGAACTCCCCGCAATTTCTAAATGTCGCAAAAGCTAAAAGCTTTTACTAACACATTACTCATAATTAATTAACAATATATAGACATAGATATAATTGATAACAACATAATTAATTATGAAGGGTGTATTACTTTTTTATTATTACTTATCCCTTTTTTGTAATAAAAGTGTGTTTTTTAGGCCAGAATTTTTAGCCAATCTCCATAATGTTTATCAATACGTTGACCACCAATTTCGATTTCAACATCTTCAATAAGAGCGTGACCGACTTGAGGAACCCAAGAAACGGTAGCACCAGAATTGACTGTAAGAGTTGGTAGATCAACTTGAAGATAAACTTTATGAATCAAATCTCCATTTCTTGAAATTGTGCATGTAGCCTTCTTTCCAAAATCTGGTGACCCCGTAAATGTCTGAGCAATTGCCTCAAGTGCAAAGTTTGTGTGACGTCTATAAACTACCTTAAAAAAGGTGATTTGTGGATTTGCAGAAAGATAAACATCCTGAGCACCATAAGCGACTAATTGCATTAAACCTCCTGCCATTTTGTATTGTTGTTATAATATTCAAAAAGAAAAAAAAAAAAATTAATTAACGAATTAATTAAATATAAAAAGAAGTTAAAGTTTCTTTAGATTTTTGTTCTAAAGAAAGTATGTGTATTGAAAGATAAGTTGCAATATAAAATAGTTATAAAAGACATTTGTCATTATTATTAACAACTGTTGATTTTTTAATATATTTATCTTTATTTTTATGTTGATATTTTGATTTTTTTTGAGTATCTCTTTGAGGTTGTTCTTGAATAAAAGTAACATCATCTATAGAAATATCTTTTAAAATATCTCCGATATTATCATTGACTTCTGCTACTTGTTTAATAAGATTATGTTTAAGTTGTTCTTTTTTAATAGTATATTCTAAATGAGTTGGTAATTGTTTTAATAAATATGTTTTGTCTAAAAGGGTTGAACTAATTTCATCGATGACATTATTAATTCTACATTCTTTTAATGTCAGTTCAAGAATATTGTAATTAATTTGAATTCTTCTTACTTGAGATATGTTAGAAAATATACCAATCATAGAATTATTTTTATATAATATATAAACACGCTGCCCTTTACCCATTTATTTAAAAATCAGCTTCGTTTAATATAATGTTAAGTATGATTTTATTTAAACTTGTGTAAAATAAAAATGAATTTAATAGAAAAAAGGAAAGTATAAAAAGGAAAGTATAAAATGGAAACATCATTAAATGCATATAAAGGAGTATGGTTAGAAGATATATTATATAAAAAAGGGAATATAGTATATGTGATATTTAATAAAATACCGGAATATTATATATGTATTATGAGTCATTATTCTGATAATTTAATGTTACCAAGTAAAGAAGACGTTTATTGGAATTATATTGATTCTAAATTTTTAAGTCAATTAACTTTTACAAAAACAACTCTACCATTACCATTACAAAAAAAAAAACAAATAGAGATATATAATCCATCTTTAAAAAGAAAAATAGAAAAAGCAGAAATTGATATTGAGAATTTTTGTAAAAAAAACAAAAACAATAGCGCTTTGCTAGATGAAGATGATATTCGTAATAGAATTTTATTATTAAATACATCTCTTAAGAATAAAAATTATATTTTGGAAAAATTTAAAAATTTAAAAGACCCTAATTCATCTGAATATGCAAAACGAATATCTTGGATAAAAACTGTTTTAAATATACCTTTTGGTATTTTAAAAAATTACAAAACTCCTCATAAAAATGCACATTTTGAAAGACAACTCCCAATCTCACATAATAGTACATTTGAAGAATTAAATTCGTTTTTTGAACATATTCGTTTAAAATTAAATGAAAAAATTCATGGTATGGACGACGTTAAACAAAATATTATAGAATATATTGCTAAAAAAATATCTAATCCAAATAGTAAAGGTGATATTTTAGCTTTATGTGGAACTAAGGGTATTGGCAAAACAGTATTGTTAAGAAGTTTAGCAGATGCATTAAATTTACCATTTGGTCAAATTAATTTTGGTGGATTGTCTGATAATGCAATTCTAATAGGTCATTCAGAAACATATGTAGGTGCAAAACAAGGTAAATTAGTTGATTTATTAATACAGTTTCAATGTATAAATGGCATTGTATTATTGGATGAAATTGATAAAATCTCCAAATCAAAAGAAATAAATGGTGTTTTGACACATATATTAGACGAAGAACAAAATTGTGATTTTCAAGATAATTATTTAGGGTCATTATCAATAGATTTGTCAAAATTATTTATTGTAATATCATTTAATGATATAAGTAAGGTAGATCATATAGTATCAGATAGAATGAAAATAATTCATATAGATACACCATCTATAGAAGAAAAATTAATAATAACGAAAACAAAAATCATTCCAAGTATAATTGAAAATACAAAATTTCCTTATACAATTTCTATAGATGATGATATATTGTTTAAATATATAAAAAAACATACAAGCACAACAGAAGGTGTAAGACAAATTAAAAAATGGATTGAGGATATTATCAATAAATTGAATTATATCACCATGACTAATGATATTTTTAACAAAAATTTCTATGAAAAATTCTTCTTAAAAATAATAGAATACACTTCCCATTCTAAAAAATTGGTAAGTATTTTAATTACTCAAAAGTTTTTAGATACCTTTTTCCCAGATAAAAATATTTATCCTGAATTTAACGCTATGTATATTTAGCAAAGCTACACTTCTATTATATCACTACCACTAGCTACGCTATTTCATTATCGAAGCTAAAATGATAATTGTACTATTTATGTAAAATTTGTCTTCATGTCCTTTTCTATTATATCAAAGTTTTTCTCAACATATTCAAGTATATTGTCTTCAATACACCATTTAAAAAAACAAAGTTGACCACAACTCGTCTGTAAATAATCTTTTTCTCCATAATAATAATCTATCTTGTGTTTCCTACAAAACGGATCCATATATAATTTAGAATATGCTTTTAATTTTAATTTATATATTTGATATACATCCAGGTTTTTTTTACTTAATGGATTATTATTTGTATTTGTTATATAAATTTTTGTTTTTTTACAATAATTTGTAACAAACCAGTCTAATATACGCAAAGACAACTTGTGTTTCTGTTCAATAATTAATTGTATTGTCTTCAAATTGTCTTTATTTTTATAAAATCCTGATAAAGATTGAATAATCAATTGGGTCTTGTCGTCCATTGTTTTAATAAAACAATTCTTTTAAACTAAATTATTTAGTAATAATAAACATGATTACAATTCTTTTAAAAGTATTTACAATATTCTGCGGTTCCGGTTTAAAATGGATTGGTCCTTTCATAATACCATTTATAAATATACTCGCTCTAATAAGTTGTTTTATACCTATATCGTTGTCTATTTATCTTTCTAGTAATAATTATCTGAATAGTTCAGATGATAAGAAAACAGCAGGTAGGTCTTTTGGCTTCGGTTTTCTAATATATTATGTAATAATGTTTTTAATAGGGTGTTCAGTGCTGCAAATCTCTTGTGCTGCAAATGACCAAATTTCCTTTTAAAAAATTTAAAATTAAAAAAAAAAAATGATTTTTTAATTTTTATTATAATATTAAAACCTATTAAATGTCTTCTCCAAAAGTTATTAAAGCCGCTGACTTCGACCCTTCAAAGCTCAAGTTCTCCGATTGTAAAATCGATGATAATGGTAGAAAATTAGTTTATGTTAATTCTAACAATGCAAAAGTCCGTCTTCAAACTCCTCGTATGAAGTTGCCTTTTGGTTGTAAGAAATGGGGGAAAAACGACTCTGAATTCTCATTTGAATTAGAAATGTCTTTTTCAGGATCAGATTCTAATCCAGAATTACAAATTTTTAAGGATAAGCTTGAAGAATTTGATAATATTGTTCTTGATAAAATTATTGAAAATGGATCTTCTTGGCTCAGTCGTCCTAAATTAACTAAGGATGTTATTGAAGCAGCAGGTTTATACAATCCAACTCTCCGTGTTTCAAAAGATAAAAACACTGGTGAAAATCTTCCTTATCCAAATAGATTCAAGGTAAAGTTAGATAGAAATAGAGATGCTCAAGAACCAAAGAGATTTGTGTCAGATAAGAAATATAAAAACAGTGTTCTCTTCTACGACTCAGAAAAGCAACAAATGGATATCAGTGAAGAAAATGCAGAACAACTTATTTCAAAAGGTTCTGAAATGGTAGCAGTTGTTGAATTAGTATATCTAAGTATCTCAAAGACAGTTAGTGCTAAGTTTAAGTTAGTTCAAGCGCGCGTATTTGAAAATAAAGATTATATTACATCAAATATTATGCTGGATGATGATGAAGAAACATCTGTTGTATCTCATAGTCTTGAAAATATGACTCTTCAAAAAGATCTCGATAATGCATTTAGTGAGAACGACACAAGTCTTGCCATTGATGAAGAAGAAATTGATGAAGAAGAAATTGAAGAAGAAGAAGAAGAATTGTATGAAGAAGACACAACTGTTCTTCCAATTCTCCCATCTCCATCTCCTGTTAAAAAAGCAACGCGTGCTAAAAAAACAACTTCTTAAAAATATAAAAATATAAAAATATAAAAATATAAAAATATAAAAATATAAAAATATAAAAATATAAATTGTTTTCCATCTCCTAAATATTTATATAATATTTAGGGAGTGTGATGTAGTGGTCTGCATGATGTTCTTATAAAGCATTCGTCCGGGTTCGTTCCCCGGCATTCCTACTTTAAAAAATTGTTTTCCATCTCCTAAATATTTATATAATATTTAGGGAGTGTGATGTAGTGGTCTGCATGATGTTCTTATAAAGCATTCGTCCGGGTTCGTTCCCCGGCATTCCTACTTTAAAAGCTTAGCTTATTTTCTTAATAATGTTTATAAAATTATTTATAAATGTTTCAATACCGAGAGATGATTTATCCAACTTAGTAAGATATATATAAGCTTTTTTAATATTTTTAGTAGTTAAGAAATCAGAAGAACGAACATCTAATATATCATTATAAAATAACGGATAATTTTTACCTAACATTTCTATAAGAGCTGGATGTTTATTGACAATAATTGGTGTATTTCTAATAATACATTCAATGACCGTATTTACAGCGGAAGCATCAACCAAATTAAGAAAGACAATATTTTCGGTAAGTATATTATCGTATTCATCATTTGCCAAATTATTAATAATATTTACGTTATTTATTTTATATTTTAATTCAATAAAAAAATGTCTATACCAATTATTAAAAATAGAATGTTCGCACATTACAGAAGAACAATTAGAAGAACAATTAGAAGAACAATTAGAAGAACAATTAGAAGAACAATTAGAAGAACAATTAGAAGAACAATTAGAAGAACAATTAGAAGAACAATTAGAAGAGGAATTAGAAAGAGTAGTATTAGATGCTAATTCTTTACCCAAATAAGAATAAATATCAAATAAAAATGTATCAGAAGGAGAGTAATTATTCATAAATTTACCTTTAATAATAGATTTTGTAATAGGTATATGAATTGAATCCTTAAAAAAATTTGAATCAGTAATAAAATGAACATCTAAAGAATAAAAAGAGTAAATGTTACGTAACCATCCACCAATATGTAATAATTGTTTGTTATTATTATTGATGAATTTTTTAAAAGAAAACAAACTTTTTTCATCTACAAATTCTGAAGGATGAGACAATACAAATACGGGAATATCAATATTTTTAGAATGAAAATAAGAAAGTATTTGTTTTTGCAAATAAGAAGAAAGAACAAATAACCCTTTACAAAAAGGAATAGATTGTATAAAAAGAGGATTGTTAAAAATAGTATAACAATTATTATTACTAAAAGAGGTATCAAATGTATGATGTATAAACCCACACCATTTTTTTGTATAAGGAAGAATATCTAACAATTCATTAATATCGGAATTCCATATAAAAGTTCTATCTAAATATAGATCTAAAAGAGGGATATTATCTGAATTAGAGTTATGATATTTTTTAAGATGAGAATAAACAAAATTCCAACCAGATCTATGTGCTCCGGAGTAATCAATTTGGTCAGTGAAATTAATATTAAATAAACCAAAAGGGTTATCTTCAATAAACTGTTGTTTAAAAACACCAATATCTTTATTTTCTAAAATCCAAGTCCATTCTTCTAAATAATTATAACCTTCTAAAAACATTTTAGATTTTAATCCATAATTATAAATACTATTCATGTTTTTATCAACTAAGAAATAAGAGACAACATTTACTAATAAATTCTGTAATGTTTCATTTTGTAAAGTTACTTTAAAAGGATTAGTTATTTTATCTGATGTCTTGTTTCTAACAATTTTTTCAAGTTTTAATACAAGATTCATAATGATTGAATTGTTTGACTCATATAAAACTATTTGTTTTTTAGATTTTATAAAATTTACTAAGGAATGTATAGGATTATTGTTAGATGTAATTGTTTCACTAAACAAAATTCTATTTTTAGAATTTAATCCACTTGACAAAGAGTGTAAATCTTTTCTAACATTATTAAATATATTTTTAAAATATTCTGATGAAAATGAATCAATATCAGGCAAATCAATAGAATTTTTGGATAATTCGTAAGAATATTCCCAATCTATATCTAATAATAGATTTTTAATTTTTCTTGTTGTAAAAATGGGTATAAAGGGTGTATTTGTGTAAATAGAAAATAAACAAGCATGAAAACGCATAGGAATAACAATATCTGAAATATTAATAATATTAAAAGATTGATATATTGACAAAGGTGTTGTAATATTTAAGACGAATTTTTGTTGAATAATAGAAAGTGACTTAAATAAATCTAAATGAATCAATATATCATTTTCAGAAGAATTGTCTTGATTTGTATTAAATGGCAATAAAATAATATAATAATTAGATGAGATAAGATGTTTTATAAATAAAGACAATTCTTCAATGAAATTGTTGTAATTATCAATATATTTAGAATGATATATATGCCTTGATAAACAAAAAGTTATAATTGGCATACCTTTATTATTTATTAAAAAAAGCCCAGTAGAATTTAATGATCTAATCAACGAAATATTTGATTTACTTTTATGTTTATTACAAATAGAATTACAAACAACGGATACCGAATTTATTGTATCATATTGATTATATATATCGCGCAAACAATAAGATATATCTGGAATATAAAATATTTTAGATGGGTTGAAAAATTGTTTAAATAAATCTAAATCCTGTTTAGTTCTTATAAAAATATAATCAAATATATGTAATTTTGTTGTGTTTAAAAGAATGTCTGGATATGGTAATCCTACTGAAAATGCAATTAATTTATTGGGTTTTGCATTAAATTTATCTATGATTTTATCTATAAAATAATCATTTAAAATATCCCCTCCACCTACGATAATTATATCATCATCAGAAAAAATACGATTTTTTATTGTATCACAGTCTATAAATTCAATAGTGTAACCCGTCCCCAGATATTTATCTAATATATATTTAAAAGTAATTTCATACTGATTATCACCTGTATTAGAATGATTAAAATATCCTATTATTTTTATATCGAACATTTAATCTTATTATATAGAAAGGTTAAAAAAAAAAATAATTTATTTAATAACTTTATTAAACAAATAATTATGAATCGTTTTACAATTTTCCCAATTCAAAATCAGAAATTATGGAATTTATATGAAAAAAGTCTTAGTTTATTCTGGACTACATCTGAAATTAATCTCAGCAATGATTTGAGTGATTGGAATAAGTTAAACGATAATGAAAAATATTTTTTAAAAAATGTTTTAGCCTTTTTTGCAAGTTCAGATGGTATGGTTAATGAAAATTTAGTATTGAATTTTTATAGTGAAATAGATTTACCGGAAGCAAAAGCTTTTTATGCTAATCAAATAATGATAGAAACAATTCATTCACATCAATATTCTTTATTGATTGATACATATATTAATAGTACAGATGAAAAAAATCTTTTATTTAATGCAATTGAAACTATCCCAGCAATTAAAAAGAAAGCTGATTGGATATTAAAATGGATTGAATCGGGCTCTTCTTTAATTAAAATGATTCCTGAAAATATTACAAAAGATATTCTTGCTATTCAAGAATCTTCTTGGGCTTCAGATTGGATGACTTCTCAACAACGCACTTCATTAGACTTTTTTACAAAAGAAAAACCTTCCTTCGAACAACGTCTTTTGGCTTTTATTTGTGTAGAAGGTATTTTCTTTTCAGGTTCGTTTTGTGCTATTTATTGGTTAAAAAATAGAGGTTTGTTGCCTGGATTATGCACTGCAAATGAATTTATTTCAAGAGATGAAAACATGCATGCGGAATTTGCTATTCTATTATTAGAATTAAGTCAAAATAAAATCCATCAAGACGTAGCACATAGTATATTTAAAGAAGCAGTACAAATTGAAACAGAATTTATTACAGAATCTTTGCCAGTGTCATTGTTAGGTATGAATAATACATTAATGACACAATATATTCAATATGTTGCAGATAGATGGTTGGTATTATTAGGATACGAAAAAATTTACAATTCACCAAATCCTTTTAATTTTATGGAAATGATATCTTTAAATACAAAAGAAAATTTCTTCGAATTAAATGTCACACAGTATTCCAAAAGTGGTGTAGGTGTATCTAAAGAAGAAATGGAAATTAAATTTGATGAAGATTTTTAATTTCAAAACGAATCACCCTTATAAGCTTTTTAAGCTTTTTAAGCTTTTTAAGCTTTTTAAGCTTTTTTAATAAATTAAATAAAATTATTGTTTTTGTTTTTATTTAATTTACAAATAGTTTATATTAAGAGAAGCTGATTTTTTAAAAAAGATTTATTATCCTAAAAATGGTCCTTGTGATCTAGAATCTCTACATGCATTTGTTTTTCTGTTACACTTTTTCCAAACTAATTTGTTTTTTGGATTCATTACAACTTTATACATCTTCTTATTTCTCCCAATGCGTCTTGTTCCTTCGGTAAACAAATATGGCTTCTGGGATGGTTTCATGTTTTTTGACTTCTTACTCTTCTTTGAAACACGCTTAGATGCTTTCTTCGATCCTTTCTTAGACGAACGCTTCTTTGACATACGCTTTGATGAAGTCTTCTTAGATGAAGCCTTCTTAGATGAACGCTTCTTTGACATACGCTTGGATGCACGCTTCTTTGACATACGCTTGGATGCACGCTTCTTTGACATACGCTTGGATGAACGCTTCTTTGAGACACGCTTGGATGCACGCTTCTTTGAAACACGCTTGGATGCACGCTTCTTTGAGACACGCTTGGATGAACGCTTCTTTGAGACACGCTTGGATGCACGCTTAGATGAACGCTTCTTTGAGACACGCTTAGATGAACGCTTCTTTGAGACACGCGTAGATGAACGCTTCTTTGAGACACGCGTGGATGAACGCTTCTTTGAGACACGCTTCTTTGAGACACGCTTCTTTGAGACACGCTTCTTTGAGACACGCTTAGATGCTTTCTTAGACGAACGCTTCTTTGACATACGCTTAGATGCACGCTTCTTTGACGAACGCTTCTTTGAGACACGCTTGGATGAACGCTTCTTTGAGACACGCTTGGATGAACGCTTCTTTGAGACACGCTTGGATGCACGCTTCTTTGACGAACGCTTCTTTGAGACACGCTTGGATGAACGCTTCTTTGAGACACGCTTGGATGAACGCTTCTTTGACATACGCTTGGATGAACGCTTCTTTGACATACGCTTGGATGAACGCTTCTTTGAGACACGCTTGGATGCACGCTTCTTTGAGACACGCTTAGATGCTTTCTTAGACGAACGCTTCTTTGACATGCGCTTGGAAGCACTCTTTGGCATACGTTTGGAAGCACGGCTCTTGGAAATACGCTTCGTGGAAACTTTCTTATACGAGCGTTTTTTAATTAAAGAAGATGGAGAACGTGTGACTTTCATTGTTTATAATATATAAACAATATTTAAATTTTTTTATATTAATATAATATTAATTAAAAAAATTAACTAAATAGTCTTTACAAATATCAAAATAATACACCCATTAATAAGCTTTTACACCCTTGAATCAAACACCGGTTTGGAAAAATACACCTATTTATATACTTTTGGATTACTGATAACTTTTTCTCATACCGTGAAACATTAAATTATAAACATATGAATAGTGTTTTGGACTATCTTGCTATTGAAAACTTATCATTATAATATTAAGTAATAAAAAAATTTTTATTTTATTTATATATGTTAAGCTTAATAAATGTCCGATTCTACTGTTATTACAAAACTTACTGGTAGTGATATTTTTGTAGAAAGTGTTAAAGTACTAAATTTTAATATTAGAATATTATTGGGTATTATATTTACATGTCTGATTTACTGTTTATTTCTGTCTATATATGCAACATCTTCAACAGCACCTTCAACCAACTGTAAATGTATAGAATGTTCTATGGAAGCTTTTAAAAACGAATTGGGATATAAACATATCAATTCATCAATTGCAAGATTGTCGTCAGTATTAGATGAAAATAACAATCCTGTTTTGTTATCAACGGGAATGGCAGTAAAATATCTTATTGATGAAAATGATTCAAGATATTATAAATATGAAATTTATGGATTTTTAAATTTAATAAACAAGTCATTATATGATGACGATACAAGTTTAAGATATGTTGCATATAGTTTTGTAAATGAAAATTTACAAGAAATTGGTAATTTAGAACTAGACAACGATAGAGTTTATAAATTGAGATTTGACTCACCGGTAAATTATACTAATATTGTTATAGCATCAGTAGATGACAAAACTATTCAGGCATTAATAAAGGGTGATTTTAGAAAATACTAAATTAAAAAAAAAAAATATTTTTTTAAAAATTTAAAAATATTATAAATGGATTATAATCTATTAAATAAATACAAAGATTTAATATTAGCTGAGTTAGAGTCAAATCCAACAAATAATCCAAAAGAAAATATTGATATTGAAAATATGTTTAAATTAGATATATCTGAAAAACAACAAATAGCATTTGATTTATTTAAAGAAGGGAAGAATATGTTATTGACATCTGGTGGTGGATGTGGAAAAAGTTATATTATTAAAATTATGTATGATTATATAAAAGAAAATTTTCCATATAAAAAAATTTTTATAACATCTACAACCGGTATATCAGCATATTCAATTGGCGGTATAACAATAAATTCATATATGGGATTTGGCACAGGAGAACAAGATATAAATATATTGTATAGAAAAATAAAAAACAACAAAGAAACATTAAAAAGATTATTAACAACAAATATTTTAATTATAGATGAAGTATCGATGTTATCAGCTGAAATATTTGAAAAAACAGATCTTTTATTAAAAACAATAAGAAATAATAATACATTATTCGGAGGGGTTCAAGTCATTTTGTCTGGTGATTTTTTACAATTACAACCAGTTTTTAAAAACAGAGAACTTAAAAATATATTATTAGAGTCAAAAATATTTTTACAAAATTTTTCATCAGCTCATAATAATATAATTATCCTTAAAGAGAATTTTAGACAAAACGATGGTATTCTACAACAATATTTAAACAAGTTAAGATATGGAATATTGAATGAAGATTTTGAAAAAATTATAAACAATAAAATAAAAAAGGCTAATGATAATGACAATAATAATTTAGAAAGATATATTCATTTAGTCCCTTCAAATTCCCAAGCAGATGAAATAAATAAATATTATTTGAACAAATTGACAACAAAACAACACACTTTTGACAGTGCCATACACAGATCAAACGTAAATAAAGATGTTGAAGATATATTAGAAAAGGAATTATTAACACAATTAAAATCGATAGTAAAATTAGATTTAAAAATAAATTGTAAAGTAATGTTATTAAAAAATTTAAATGTTGAAAAAGGATTAGTTAACGGAGCAACAGGAGTTGTATTGTCAATAAATCCAATTAACTTGACAATTTTATTTGACAATGGTTTAAAACAAGATATAAAAAAAGAAGATTTTTTATTAGAAATGAATGACATTTTTCAAAAAACTTGTGTAGTTGGATTAATTCAATTCCCTGTGAAACTGGCTTGGGGTCTCACAATACATAAATCTCAAAGTCTTACTCTTGATTATGTGTGTTTAGATTTAGAGAAATGTTTTTGCGAACACCAGATTTATGTAGCTTTAAGTAGAGTTAAAAATATAGATAATTTAATTATAAAAACATTCAATAGAAATAAAATTAAAGTTTCGCAAAAATGTTTAAATTTTTATAATACTCATAAAGATTTATGAGTTTAAAAATCTAAAAAAAAAATGAATATTATTTAAAGTCATATTTATAAACAAATTATGACTTTTACACTCTTTTCTATTTTAAACATAGCTACATTTATTATAACTATTAACGCAGAAGGATATTTATGCCCTCTAGATTACAATGATGAAACAATTAATGGAAATAGATTATTATATAGTTATTATAACGGAGATTCAAATCAGGGGTATTGGTTAAAATTAGACGAAACCGGTTTTATAACACCAGAGCAATATTGTCAAAATAAAGGAGATAGTAATTTGCATCCAAACGAAGATTTAATTTGGAAATGTGGAGATAGCAAAAATATCTGTGAATGGACCAATGGACAATGCGTTTATACTAATTCTGATTCGATTTGCTCAACAAAGGCTTTATGTGACGCTGTTCTAAACGGAGAAGAACCAGACTGTTTAGGAAATTGTCCAAATGGAGGTGGGTCGTCTAACACATTATACGATTTATATTGTTCTGATAATAATGAATCATCATCTCAAACACAAGAAATCTCTACACCAACAGAAGAAGAAGTATCATCAACAGAAGAAGTATCATCAACAGAAGAAGTATCATCAACAGAAGAAGTATTTACACAAACAGAAGAAGAAGTATTGACACCAACAGAAGAAGTAATAGAAGCAGAAGAAGTAATAGAAGAAGAAGAAGAAGTATTGACACCAACAGAAGAAGTAATAGAAGAAGAAGAAGAAGTATTGACACCAACAGAAGAAGTAATAGAAGAAGAAGTATTGACACCAACAGAAGAAGTAATAGAAGAAGAGTCTGGGACTGTGATAGAAGAGTCTGGGACTGTGATAGAAGAGTCTGGGACTGTGATAGAAGAGTCTGGGACTGTGATAGAAGAATATATATACGAAAATAACATATGTAAAACTAAAAGAATTATATATTATATGTAAAACTAGCGTAGCTTCGCTAAATGAAAAAAAAATGAATTAATTAATTTTGTAATTTAAGTAAATTACAAAAAGCAATAAATGAAAACAGATACTAAAATCGATAATTTTTTTAATATTAAAAAATTTTACAATTTATCAAATACATTTACAATTCCAAGCAATAAAGGTATATATAATATGGGGAAAACATGTTATATAAATAGTATATTACAATGTTTATTTAACGTATATGAATTAAGTGATTATCTTATACAAGAAAAATATAAGAAAGATATCAAAGAACACGTATTAAAAGAAGAAGACTTAAATTTATTAAAAAAATACAAATTTTATAACAAAAATTATTGGAGTAACGAATCTTTGAATTCTTTAAATATAGTTCATTTAATAAAAGCGATTAATAATACATCATCAGAAAAACTGCAATACATGTTAAACGAAGAGGAAGATGCATATATGTTTTTAATAAATACAATTAATAAATTACACAATATATTAAAATATAAGATTAAACTTCGTCTAAATATAAAAAACAATGGAGAAGACAAAAATATTACAAACTTAGAGAAATATATAAATTTTTTTAAAGAAAATGAAAACAATAATTATTCAGAGATATTAAAATTATTTTACGGGACATATTTATTAACATATGAGTGTGTAAAATGTAAGAATAGAACAAAAGGATTTGAGATATTTAATAGTATTAGTATAGATTCAAAAATAGACAATTCATGTAAAAATAGTGTTATAGAATTAAGTGATATATTAAAAAATTATTTTAAAGAAGAAGAAATAGAAAAAGAGTGTGAAAAATGCAAAGAGAGAAAGACATTAAAAAAAACGACTATATTTTATTTACCTAATAATATAATTATACATTTAAAGAGAACTTTATATATTCAAGGAGAAGAGAATAAAACATCAAAAAATACAAATTTAATAAACTATCCTATAAATAATTTAGACTTGACAAAATTGTTAGAAAAAGAGGTTTCGTCTAACAATTATATATACGATTTATATAGTATATGTAATCATATAGGAGAGAATGATTATAATGGACATTATACGAGTTTAATAAGGAGTTTAAATAACGAATGGGTTTATTACAATGATGAAAATGTAATAAATCTAACAGAACGTTCTAAATTAACAGAGACACAGTTATTAAATACCATTGTATCAAAAGATGCATATATATTATTTTATAAAAGGAAATTTATCAATTGAATAAATAACTTAGAATAAAATAAAGAGATGTAAAAATAAGAACACGGACGAAAATATTATTTACACTTGACGGTATTTTTTCAAATATTTTATTAATAAAAGAGTTACCGGTAGTACTATGAATAAAAAACAATAGACAAAATAATAAAATATAATTTATATAAATTAAACTCAATTTATTAGAAATTGTTGTAAAAAAAGAAACTTCTAATATTTTAGGGGTATTTTCTAAAGAAGCATCTGTTTTTTTTTCTTCTAATACAAGTTTAGTCTGAGGAGGGGTTGTTTCAGTTGGAGGGAGTAAAGAAGAGATTGGGGTTGACATAGATGGGAAGGACATTTATATTATTATAATAAAATAAAAAAAAAATAAGTGCGAAGTTAAAGGTTTAAAAAAAAAAATATATTATTGAATATATTTAGAGAATTATAAATAAAATGAATAATTTGTTAGATAATTATATAGAAATTACAAAATTTTTATTAGAAGAACAATATGAGATAATTTTAAAAAAAGAAATAGAATTTGACATATTAATAGATGATAAAGATATAATAATAAGACAGAATTTTAATAACAAAACAATCTTATTAACAACATTTGGAGTTGCGAGGGAGGAAAATCAGAGTATATTATTAGAAAACATAAGACTACCATTATTAATTTATCCATTTTTGTATAATAAATCAGAAAAAACAGGAGAAGAAATTTTAAGAGAATATAATGAAAATTATTATAGAAGTGCAGCTTACATAATAAAATCAACATTAGAGAAAATTTCGAATTATATACCAGACAGTGTAATAATAGTTATAACAAAAGATAACGAATCGTATTATATAAATTACTATATGTTAATAGATACAAAATTACTAAATTTAAAAGAAACGTTGAAAAAATTATCGTCAAAATATACAAAGGAAAAAAATATATTTAAACATATTAAAAAAACTCTTTGTTTAGGAGAAGAAAACACAGATATAACATATAAAAAACATTTTTTTAAAAAACAGAAGTTATTAATAAATACAGATTATAACGAATTAGATTTATTTAAATATCAACTAGACGATTTAAAATGGATGAAATATATAGAAAATCTTAAAGAAATTTATATTCCTGGATATAAAATAGAAATTAAAGGGGGTAATTTAATATCAGAAATGGGAACAGGAAAGACTATAACAGTATTATCATATATTGCAAATGAAATAAATGAATATGATAGATATATAAAAAAATATAATACAGATAAATGTAATTATTTTTACAAAAAAGGAAATTTACAAAATACAAATTGTAAGAAAAATACAAACAAAAATTCTACAAATGACTCGATAATTAATAGAATTTATTGTAAAGAACATACAAAAAGATCATTTATAGACAAAATAGCATATGAGTTAGAAGAAAAAACACCATTATTAACAGATTCATATAAAGATGATGGATTTATAAAAACATACAGTAATATAATAATATGTCCAGGGCATTTAGGAGAACAATGGTGTTTAGAATATTATAATAAGATTTTAAACAAAGAGAAAATGGATACAGTAAAGAAGAGATTAATATTAATATTAACAACAGATCAATATATGAATTTGACAGTAAAAGACATTCTTTTTTCTGATATAATAATTTTAAATAGTAATCTTATATATTTATTACACAAATCTCCATTTAGAGAAATTCAAAATATATCAATAAATGAATATGTAAAGAGAATATCTTTATCAGCGTTTAAATATTCAAGAATATTTTTAGACGAAATACATCAATACACAATCCCAGAATATATTAACACAAAATCGGAATACATATGGAATATAACGGGAACACCTTTAAGTAAAAAAGTTTTAGGATTTAATGAATTAATAGCAAATAATATAATAATAAGAGAATATTCAGAAAATGAAATACAAAAAATAGAGGATTTAGATGAAAAAACAACTAAGTTATTAATAGATAATATAAAAATACTATTTAATAAGAATACAAAAGCAACAGTGCAAAAGGACAAAATATTCAAGATATTATCAGATAAGAGTTCATTATTACCTGAAATAAAAACTAGAATTAAATATATAGATTTTACAAAATTTGAGAGAAATATATATGATTCATATATACAAGGATGTGTAAATAAATATTCGAAATTTATAATAAAACTATGTTGTGATCCGGAATTATCAAAAGAAATAAAAGAAATTATAACAAATTGTAAAAATTTAGAAGAATTTCAAGATAAAATTTTAAATAAAATGAAAGAAGATATTATATCAAAGGAAAATGATAGAGATAATACAATGAAGACAATTAATTTATTAGAAAAAAACAAGACATTGTTGAATGACGATAATGACGATAATGACGATAATGACGATAATGACGATAATGATGATAATGACGATAATGATGATAATGATGATAATGATGATAATGTGCAATCAATAAAAAAAGAATTAAAATATTTAAGAACGGAAGTAACTATATTTAATAAGAATATAGAAAATGTAAAAAAAAGTTATAATTATTTAAAAAATTCAATTGATAAAATCACAGAACAAAAACTCGATATTATATCTGACACTGATGGTATAGAATGTATAATATGTATGAATGATATTGAAGAATACACGATAACTAAATGTGGACATATGTATTGTAGAGAGTGCATGGAAGAATTAATTAAAGCTACAAAAAAAACAAAAGACATAATAGACTGTGCGTATTGTTCTACTGAATTATCATTAAATCCCAAGGACACAGATATAATAAACATTGTGGAAAAAAATAGCTTCGCTGACACTAATCTTTTAAAGAATTCTAGATTAGAAGATTTAATAGAATCTACAAAATCATCTAAAATAGCTAATATAATAAACGAAATAAGAACAATATGTAAAGATAATTTAAAAAAAATCATCATATTTTCACAATGGGATGAATTATTAAACAAAATTAGTAATTTTATGAATAAGGATTTGGCACATGATGAGTCTATAATAGATATATTTGTATGTAAAGGCTCAGTATATCAAAAAAATAATGCTATTAAAAATTTTCAAAATTCAAAAAACAACTCTATTATATTATTATCATCAAAACATTCAGCATCCGGTATAAATCTTACAAATGCCAATCATATTATATTTGTAGAACCAATATTGGGAAATAAAGAATATAGAACTAATATAGAAAATCAAGCTATAGGAAGAGCTGTAAGAATAGGTAATAATGTAGATAATATAATTATAGAAAAATATATTATAAAAAATACAATAGAAGAAGATATAGTTAATAATATGATAGACGATGCTCAATTAAAATTAATAACATAACAGCGTAGCGTAGCTTCGCTAAATTAAAAAATATATTCTTTTAATTCTTGTAATTGATCAGTTAAAGACTGGATGGGATAAATTGGAGAAATTTGTTTTACACTATGTAAGTGTTTATTACAAATATATTCTTCATTATTTTTACATATTTCAATAATGTCTAATTTATCTAAATTGTAAATAGTTTTAATTAATTTTAACAATTCATATTTGGAAAAATCCAATGTTGTTGGTGAATAAATATGTTTTAATCCTGTAAAAAGACAATTGTTATTTATATAATAATAAAGAAATTTTGAATATTCTAAGCATGTTATACCGTTCCACAATACGTTTTTATAACCACAAATCGTATGAGATTCATCTTGATCATTACTACTAATAACCCATTCTAATAATGAAAGTTTTTTAGATAATATATTAGATACAAATTGTCTACCAATAATAGATGTACGGATTATGCAACAATTTTCTTTATGATTTTGCAAAAAATTATCAGAAATAAGTTTAGAATCACGGTATAAAGACATAATAGATACGTCATCAATAATATTATAGTGATCATATTCATTATAAGGGCCATTTTTTCCAGAAAAAACACAATCAGTAGATGGATGAATATAAAAAATATTATACATTTTACATAAACTATATAAATAAATAGGGAAATAACCATTTATTAAATTCAATTTGTCTTTCATATAATTTGAATTGTCTAAGTCTAAGTCGCATTTTTGTGGAATCAAACCTATACAATTTATTAAATAAACACTGTCATCTTGTGTAGAAGACAAAGCGTCTTTAAGAATATTAATCAATTTATAAAAGTCATGTGTGTCAATATCAAAATCAGAACGTGTAATAGATACAATACAATGGTTTTGTTTAGAAAAAAAGGATGAAATATAAGAACCAAGCATACCATTAGAGCCAAGTATAATTAACATTTATATTTGACAAATTTTACAAACAATTGTTTTTTTTTTTTAATTGTATATTATAATTATAAGTTGGTAAAGTTGGTAAAGTTGGTAATGTTATCAAAACAAATTGATTTTTGCAATATAACAAAAACGTGTTTTTCTAACGAACAAATTATAAGAATATACAATGAAACATTTGGATTAGAAAGGGAAAATGTATTATGTAATAATAGTCAAGCTAATATTTACAAAGAGCTAGTAGAATATTATTACAAAAACAGAAAAAAAATACAAAACAATCCTAAATATACAAAAATAAATTTTTATCTCACATATTTGATAAACAAACCTTTATTATTGCATGATAAATATGGTGACAATTTACTAAAACCATTAAATAATGAAGAAATAGATGAAATAATGTATATATACAGTGATACAAATATTTTTAATGAAAAAATTAATTTTAAATATCAAGGAACATATCCATGTGATTTTTATAAGAGAAAAGATGGTAAAAATATATTACAAAAGTTAATTTTTAATAAAAACAAAGATATAACAGCTTTTATTTTAAATACTTCTAACAAAAATGAAACAGGAGAGCATTGGTTAAGTATTATAATAAATAATAGCAAAGCTAAGAAAGAGATATTGTTTTTTGATTCATTTGGGAGAGATCCAGAGGAGTTTAAAAAAGAGACGAGAAATAATTTAAAATATATTTTAAAATATTTACAAAAAGAATTAAAATGTGATATAAAAATAAATAAATTAAAATACCAAGATGAAAAATCTAATCATTGTGGAGATTATTGTATATATTATATTATGAGTTATATAAACAAAACATCTCGTATTCCATTATTAAAAGATGATGATATAAAAATATTTAGAACATTTTTATGGAATTTAGGTCCAGCGTAGGTTTTTTATTTTATTTTATTTATTTATTTTATTAAATGAAAAGAAAAGGTCAAAGTTATTCTACATCTTTTAAAAAAACAATTAAACTTAAGGAATCAAGTGAATCAGAAGAATTATCTTTATCAGAATCAGAAGAATTATATTTATCAGAATCAGAAGAATTATCTTTATCAGAATCAGAAGAATCATCTTTATCAGAAGAAGAAGAATTATATTTATCAGAAGAGGGAGAAAATAAAACTATTTGTGTTGGTAAGGATAATGATAGTGAATTGTCACCATATGAAGAATATTTAGAGTTATTAGAGAGTGTATATTATGGAGATTATATTGAGACTGAAATAACAAAGGGTACATTAATAAAAAAACATAAAGAGAGGGGTTTATCTGATAATGAAAGTAAAGAAGAAATTAAAAAAATCAACAAAATATTAAAAGATCTTAAAAACAATTATATAAAGAGTCTTCCTACATTAGAAGAAATTGTTAATTTAAATATAACAGATGAATATAAATTTCAGTTAATAACAGAATTTCACAATGTTTTTAATAGTGAATCAATAGTAATGTCATCAGAATATATCCAAAATATAAAAGAATTAAAAAAAAAGATAGCTTATATTTTGGATCATAATCCGGATGATATTGTTAATAAATTAGAAAAAGATATAGGTATAATTGAGAGCGATATATCTATTATAAAAAAAAGAATAGTAGAGTCTAAAATGAGTTATAGTAATAAAATAATTGCATATAAGAGATTAAAATTATTAGAGACTATAAATATAACTGATAATAATTCATCGGACTATTCTAAATATAAAATGTGGCTGGACACATTATTAGAAATTCCATTTGGAGAATATAAGAATTTAGAAAATAGTGATTTGAAAAAAGTAAGAGAGATATTGGATAAAAATTTATCATTTTTAGAAAACCCGAAAGATCAAATATTAAATATAATTATTCAAAAAAAAATAAATCCGGAATATAAAGTAAATGCTATAGGTATTTGTTCTGATAAAGGTATGGGTAAAACATCTCTTGTAAAAAGTATATCAGAGGCATTAGATATACCATATAAGACAATTAATCTGGGTGGCGAATCTGATGCATCGATATTATCGGGTCATCATTTTACATATACAGGTTCTATGCAGGGGAGAATAGTTGATATATTAAGAGAGACTAAATGTATGAATAATATTATATTTTTTGACGAGGTTGATAAAATATCTGAAACTAAAAATGGAAGAGAGATAATAGGTTCGTTAATACATTTAACAGATACTACAACTAATTATAAATATAACGATGACAAATATTTTTCTGGAATTGAATTTGATTTGTCAAAGGTATTATTTATTTTTGCATATAATGACGAAAGTAAAATAGATAAGATTTTAGCTGATAGAATATTAAAAATAAATGTCCAACCATATACATTTAAAGAAAAAAGGGAAATAGTACGGAAACATTTATTAGTAGATGTTCAGAAAAATTCCAAATGCAATGATTCAATCGACGAAGAGAGTATAATATATTTAGTAAATACATCTGATGGATTACGAGAAATTAAACAAAAATTGGAAATTATATATCAAAGATTATTTACATTAAAAAATACAAAAAAAGAAGACAATATTATTAAATTAAAATACAAGATATTATACAATACTATTAATGAAAATTTTACACTTAATTTAAAGGATATAAAAGTCTTATTAGAAGATAGTATTATGAAAGATTCAACTACTACTAACACTCCATTTGGTATGTATATATAAAAAAATGATTTAAACAATTATTTTATATATATATAATATGGATGGATCATATTTTCAATCTATTTTAGATCTGGTAATATCAGAAAATTTGTTACGTATAAATAATAATATATATGAATTGACATCATCTTTAGCAGTCGGTATAAATAACAGAGGAGATTTGGGTTTTTATAGTAGTAATAATACAGACACTAATCATAATCATAATCATAATCATAATCATAATCATAATCCTAACAATACTAATTATCACCATAACAATCATAATCATAATCATAATCATAATCATAATCCTAACAATACTAATTATCATCATAACAATCATGATAACGAAACAAATCTAATTATAACTCCATTTAATTTAAATTCGGATCTAATTAATATATTATGGAACTATTCAGGTGATTTATCAGATACTTTATTATTTAGAGATTATGTAGATAGTAACGAATTAACAGTGACATCATTGGAAGATGTAAATATAATTATAACGACGAGTGAATATAATGAGAAATATTTAATAAGGGAGAAAAGCATAACAAATAGAAATATAAGGGCATTAAGAGAAATAGAGAAATGCACGATATGTTTAGATAATTTTGAATTAAAACAGAAATTCATAAAAACGGGATGTAATCATTATTTTCACAAAAACTGTTTAAAAGAAATGTTATTGAATTTTTCTATAAAATGTCCTATATGTAGACATGACTTGCGTGAAATTTAAAAACAGAAATTCATAAAAACTGTTTAAAAGAAATGTTATTGAATTTTTCTATAAAATGTCCTATATGTAGCGAAGCTGATTTACGTGAAATTTAAAAATTGACAGATAATAAGTGAATATGAAATCCAACACGAGAAGAATCTTCCCATAAATTTTCAATACGAAAGGTGACAGAATCATATACATGTGAATTAATCAACCCGACGCCATAATATATTTCAGAATCAGAAATATATTTTAATTTAGAATCGTAATACATTTTTATAGTGAAATCATCATCATTTAAAACTTTTTCGTTAATTTTATCAAAATATATAGAGAATTGTTCCTTTTCGAATATATTTTTATTAAATCCTTTTAAAGAAAAAAGAGATGTTTTATATAAAAGATCTTTTGATATATGTCTAAACAATGAATAAATAGATAGAAAAGAATGTTTTTTAAAAATAAAAACAATAGTTTTTTCATTTAAGAAAAAAACCCTAGCATTTTTAACAGTGAAAGTAAGAGCTGGATTTAGAAAATAATTAAATAATCCACCAGTTCCTTTTGACTGTGGTTTTCTTATAATTTTAAGATTTGATGTTTTTTTATTATATTCTTCTATACTAAATATAGTATCAGATTCTATATCACACTTACTATTCATCTTTTATATTATATTATATTATATTATAAAATAAAATAAAAACCAGATTCGCTAAAACTATACAA